AATTTTGTTGATGGCTTCCATCACCCCAGACGAGGCTTCCTCCATGGCTTTTGTTGCCTTGGTTTTGTGCATGAACTCGCCATTGCTGGCCATGATCGGCACGTCGTCCGAAGTGCCGGTGCCCTTGCCCTGGATCGCCCCGCCTTTGGCCAGCCCAGCCGCCTTCTCGCGCTCTTTCATGGCAGACCCCGCGGCATATCCTGAAATGGTGCCGGGTGCGGGTGCCGCAGTAGGAGCCGGGGTTGGCTCCGGCGCGCGCTTGGCCATCTTGGCAGCAAGCTCGGCATCCTTGCGGGCGAATTTCTGCTCAACAGTTTCGGGCGGGCCGAACAGTTTGTTCTTGAGGCCGCCGATAAGCCCGCCATCAGCATAGTGCGGAAGCGTGCTCATATCCGTGACGGCAACGCGCCGGTTTGCTGTTTCCATGCTTGAGCCTCTTGAAGTTGATGGATTTTGGTGGGTGTGCGCAAAAGCGGCAAACCCTAGTGGGGGGGTTAGGTGGACACGGTTTCTGCCGCCAGAGAGTTCATGCCACTCATAGTGGCGCTGGCCAAGTTGCTGTAAATCTGTGCGCTGGATATGCCGAGTTGGGCAATGGACTGGCCATACGCCCGGCGACTCTCGACTTCACCCAGCATGGCTTTCATCTGCAATTCGGCGTTGGCAATGCCGGTCATGGAGACCGCCTTGTAGTAATCGCTGGCCACCTGCGCATTGGCCACCTGGCCTTGAATCTGCGCTTGGTAGGAGATCAGCACCTGACGCTGGTTCTCCAGTTGCACCTTGGCCTTTTCTCCGCGCGCCTGCACGACGGTCTGGTATCCCTGCATGTTCGCCGTGAACTGGTCAGCCCTGGCCTTGTTGGTGGTCGCCGCCGCTTCAATGACTTTGGCCTTGGCATTGGCTTCGGCGGCGTATCCCTGCCATTGGGCCTGGAATGCATCGACTTGGCTGGCATAAATCTTCACCCGAGCCTCTTCGCCGTTGATCGCCGCAGTGTAGCCCTGCCATTCGGAGTTTTTGCCCTGCACTTGGGATGTGTAGGCTTGCACCTTGATCTGAAACAACTCCATTTTGAGTTTTTCCAAGTTTGCACGGCCCTGCACCGCCTCAATCTGAGCGCGGTAGACGTTGGCAAAAACGTTCAGGGTGTCGATGCGGGCCTTGTAAACCTCTACCTTGGCGCGGTCAACATTGGTCAGCGCCTGCAACGCATCCACCTCGGCCTTGTACAGCTCAATTCCGGCCAACGCGGCTTTCAGGCGCGTTTCGTACACCGCCGCATCGGCCCGATACGCCTCCAACTTGAGTCCAAAGGCCTTGACCGCCGTGTTGTACACCTCAATCACCGCTGAAAGTGTGGTTTTGGCGTAATCCAGCGCCTGGCCATTGATGTTGATGAGGCTCTGGTGGTAACCCAGCGCCGCGCTCAACATGGTCTGGCGCAGGTTGGCTGACGTGCTCACGGCAAATTGCAGGTTCTTTTGCTCCATCTCGGCCTGCATCACCACAATCTCGCGTGCCGCTGCGGCGTTGTTATCCGCCCCGGCTTGGCGGGCGGTTTGCAAAGATGCCATCAGCGCACCGGTCGGCAGGGTAAAGCCCCGTGTGGCCGCTTCGCTGTAGGCTGCGTCACTGACCCGGCGAATATCGGCGCTGCTCTTGCTACGGGCGCGCTCGTAGATGGCATTTTCTACAGCGGGTGCCAGCCCTGTGCCGCCTTGCAAGTAGGTCGCCAGTTGGGTTTCAATGCGCCCCATCTGCTCGGCGTAACGCGGGTTGAACTTGGCCAGCATGGCATCTACCTGGCCGTCCAGCATGGCTATGAAGGAAGGCGCAGCACCTTGGTAGGCTGCCTGAAACTGCTCTTTGTGGTCGGTCGGCGCGGCGGGCATGCCGGTGGGGGCCTCTGCCGTGAAGCTGGGCAGCAGCACTTGGGGCTTGGTCGGTTCGGTGCGCTCGGTCAGCGTCGGCGCCGAGATCAGCGGGTTCAGCAACTCGCTGGGCGGCTCGGGAAAGGCCAAATTGGTGTTCAGTGCGGGTGCCGATTCAACAAACTCGGCCAAGGCCGATGGCTTGGTTGGCAACGAAACCGTTGGCGCCGTCGCGCTGAGAACTGGGGCAACCCCGAGCTCAAGCGCCGGGATGTCCTGAAACAGCAGCGGGTCGGTCGGTTCTGTCGGCAAATCCAGGGTCACATCGGTGAGCGTTGGCAGCGTCACGGTGATGCCGCTCGGCGGTGCATTTGGCAACGTCACTGGTGTGAAATTTGGGATCGTGAATCCAACTTGACCAACCAGAGATTGGGCGGCACCCATCGCGCCCGAGGCTTGGCTCAAAGTCGATGTCGCATACCCTTGGGCCGCGCTCACAAGTGCTGAAACCGTCATGTTAAATTCTCCTGGTCATTGTTGCGACATCAAATTCGATATTGTCCAACTCGAGTTCGCCCGTACCCGTGGCTCCAACGGCAAAATACCGCTCCTTGATGCCACGGCCAAACTTCTGCCGGTGGTTCTGCGCCGTCTCGCCGCGTGGCGTGGTGTATTGGTAGGTTTTGGCGGGCTTCTCACCTGCCACCAGGCGCACCGTCTCGGATTTCCCGAGCCGGCCACCGAAGTAGGCCGCCACGATGGTCTTCTTCAACGGGCTGTCCAGGTCGGTGACATGAGTTTCGAAATCCCACCTGATTGGCGTTGGTTTCGGTGTGGCATAGTCAGTCACGCCACCCAACAAGAAAAGCCCGTTGGGAGACACGCCAAAGTAGTCTCCTTGGTATCTCAAGATGTGCGTGAATGGGAAGTTGGTGTACCGCGTCACTTGGGCGGGCTCTTCGCCGTGCAGAAGGTTGGTGGCATAGGCTTCGTAGGTCACCGTGATGACGGCAGTTCCCACAAATGAAATTTGAGCTGCCGCCAATGTTCCCGTTATCCTGCCGTATGGCCCAGCTTGAGCCACAGGAACGGTTCCTTCTATGCGACCATGCGCCTGCGCCACTCCAGTGAAAATCAAGTCGCCCACAGGGACAGTGCCGGTCAAGGTCATCACACTGCCAGACGTGGCAGAGAATTCCGCAGTGGCTGTAGGGTACGAACCAGCGATTGACCCACCCGCTCTTGCCGCAAACTTCGCAGCAGAGACCACCCCAGTAAGGCTTACCGATTCTGTTTTTGTGTCTATGAACTGGATGGTTGCCACAGGAACCACGCCTTGCAAATGCATCAGGATTGTGGTCGTGCCATTTATCTTCAAGGCGGCAACAGGGAATTTTCCCGAGAGTTGGTTGCCCGAACGAAAAGACATGGTGGGGGCTGCGACCATGCCTGCAATTTCATTCCTGATGCCTTCGTTTAATGTGCCCTGGAACATCGGCGTTGGCGATGTGACTGCAACCCTTGCGCCGCCATAAAACACCAAGGTTGGAGTTGGAGAGTTCATGCTGATACTCGATCCTGGTAATGTTTGTGTTGCTAGAAATGTTGGTGTCGGTGATGATGCCGTCAGGCCGCTACCGCTTCGCGTAAACAGCGTTGGTGTTGGCGACTGAATCGATAGACGCTGCCCGCTACGGAATGCGGCAGTTGCGGCAGGATAAGTTCCCGACAACCCTCCCGCAAGGTCTACGGCAATACTGTCTAGTTTATGCGTTGACCCAACTACTACCCTAATGGAATTCAGGCCAAGCGCAGGGCTGTCATAAGCCTCACTCGTGTTTATCGTTTGGCCATCGAACACCGCTGACTGCGATCCATCGGCAAGGCTCAATGAACCCGAATAAGTCGTATTTGGAGCCGCCGTGAATGTTGTTTGAGTTCCTTGAAAATCTATTGTCCAAAGAGACCCTGCACTCTGGCCGTATAAAACGGCCAATGCAAATGGATGGCCGCCCACTCGAACATCTACAGATAATCCAAGGCAATTCAGCACCCCTCCGTCCACTGATGGACCTGTTCGGAAGGAAAAAACGATGACCGGAGAAAGCGGCCCGCTGTAGTCTGTGACTCCATCCCCGTATTGCGCTGCTCCCACGCTTTCAAGATTCGTGTTGTCAACTGATACGGCGTACCCACCGGACAACTCTAATTCGTTGGGTGCCGCATCGTTGACCCACGTTTCTGATCCAAAACCGATATCCGCAGATTTCCCGTTGAGAGTTCCGGTTCCGGCAAAACCTTCAAGAAAAAAAGTCATTGCCTATTTCAAGCCGGAGGGCCTGGACTCCATGAAGTCGTTCCGTCAACCGCATCGGAAATATCAAAATAGAAGCGTATGAAGATGATTGGTGCAGTGCCATAAATTGGCGAGACAGCCCCAAGTTTCTTCCAATACGAATGCCCATCACCAAAAACGTCATACAAGCCATGAAGGACCTGCCCATCTTGGGGGACTTCATTCACTACGGACATAAATTCGGCATCGTCTTTTATGCGCTCCAACTCTGAAAACTTGAACTTTGCACCACGCTCCAAATTGGTCGAATTGAGTTTTAATTGAAGTGTGTTTTCATCCGCGCCGCCAACCGCACTTCCAATTGGAACCGCGAGATTACCCACGATGGAATAGAGCCTATTGGCAGGCAATGACTGTGTGGCCTGAGGCAAATTAACGCCGTATCGACTTTTTAAGACATTCGAAAACACCATGAAATCAGGGCCAAATTGAGTTGCCCCCAAGTTTCTTGCGGTGTAGTACCCGCCAGCCCCCGTTGGGACCTGATCTGGAATTTCTGCTGGCGATGCGAGCTCTATGGTGTATGGCTCCTGCATCACTACTTTTCTCAAAGAAGGTGTACTGTCAGATGGCAAGTCAGCAAAAAAGTACAGCGTTCTCACCGCCGTAGTTGCTGGGAAAACGGGCTGGTCAATAACGCCGTATGCAGGGTAAAAAGATGAGAGTTTTAAACCTGACTCGGAGTAAGTAAAAATGGGGGCGCCTACGCCTTCATAGCTCGTGGAAAATGACTGGCCATCCACGCTGATGAACTTGTTGTCCCATGCGATCTCGGACGAGTAAGTAATGGTCGCCTGGCTTTCATCAATTGTGTTTGGGCCAACCCGTACCGTGCTGCTAAACCCGGTTTTCCCATCAAAGTTGAACGATCTGACTCGGCTTCCTTTGTAGGGCTGCTTGCGCGCAATGCCGGTTTTATACTCGGTATAGTCGTCTCGAAAATACGGCGACCCAAAATCTTGATAAGTCCCAGACCGCATCCATCGTTCAATCGTTTTATTGACGAACTTGGCTTTAGCGGCATTCATCGGGTCGATTTTGTCTAGCCGGAATGTCCAGGTCTTAAAAGTATAGGTCGGAAAGTTGTACGCGCCAGCGCCGGGGATACCTTGCAGCGGTGATTGAAGCGTGATTTCCATATCGCCACTACCACCTCCAGATGTTCTTATGTAATCATGTTCACCAGCAATACGAATATGCACTTCCCCATCTGGCAGTAGAAATTTTTGGGCCGCGTACTCAAGACCCGTCGCCCGCAGTGCTTTAATTCGACTGCGGGCAAACGGGAGGTAAATTTCCCCGCCTTGAATAAGCTTGTGCTCCATGCATTTCAGGAAGCGGCAAACGTAATGGCTGCTGCGTCAACCGTGTGTGGCGAGCCGATGGTGACGCTTAGTGAGGACATTTGGAAGTCGCCAGACCCAACACCACATGATCCATCGAAGCGCGGGTAGAACGGTGCTGCCGAGATAATCGCGCCGGTATCCGCTGTGTCGCTGCCGAAGAAGCGAAACCACCCCGCCGTGCCGACGGCCACGCCAGTCATGCTCCAGACATCGGTGTTTTTGGTAACAACGCCGCTGGCCGGTGGCAACCACACCAGGCCGTTCACTGGGGCCACACCGCTGGCAAAGTTGGATCCGGTGCAGGTAATACCAGTTGCGGCCAACGCTAGTCCGTTCCACGCCGCGCCGGTTCCGGGCCGCGGCTTGACGGTCACGACAGCACCGGCGCTGGTCGCTTCGGCCATGCCGTTGCGGTTGATGGCGTCAGCGATCAGTCCGGCCGTCACCGTGGTGCTGGTGGTCCAGACAACCGCACTAGGGTCTGGAACCAGGGGCAACGTGCCTGCTGTCAACGCCGTCAGCGTGCCCGAGCCGCCTGTCACGGTAAGGGTCGCGCTGGCGCGGGTTTCCTTGGTCAAAGCGGCACTGGCCTTGGTGATGGTGCCAAGGAGTGTCCCGCCAGTGTCGGCGGCATCTGCTGTTGCTGGCTGGGTTCCGGTGTAAACCTTGGCGTAACCGTAGTTGAACATGCCGGTGAAGCCCAAACCAGCGGCTAAGCCGTTTCGGGTTCCGGTTGAATAGCGCAATGTCATGATGAATCCTTATTAAGAGTGAGGGTTGAAGGCGTTGCCGCCCTGTTGGAGCGATACGAGGAAGCGTTTTTGCCCCCCACTGCGCACAATGGCCGCGCCAGCCTGATTGCCATGGGCCAAGCTGACTGCGCGCTCAGTCAGATTCGAGAAAGGAAGTGCGCTGGCAACGCCGCGATTCGTCCAGAACTTGACGGCTTCATTGTCATCGGCGCACCAATGTTGCCCTGGCGGAACGCCGTACTCAGCCAGTTGGACAAGGCTTGTGCCGTCGTAGGCATGAATGCGTTTGTCGGTGCCAATCACCAAACCTGTCTGGGTGGGGGCCAACATGCGGACCCGGCCCGGAACCATGATGAAGTCCGACTCCAGTTTGAACAGGTGGTAGCCCAAGGGCTGGCTGAACCAGATCACGGTCTGGTTCTCGGTGGGCAGGTACTGGGCGGCATACATGCGCCCGCGCCAGTGTTGGATCACACCGCAGCCGGTTGGTAAAGGGTAAAAATCGTTCGCGCGCAAGTCCACGCCCAAGGCGTCGGGACTATCGTTCCACACCATGGCCGTATTTGATGGATTTGCGGCGAACTGAAAAACCGTGCTATTGGCCGGTGCGATGTAAACGCAGGTAGTGTGTTCTGCCGCCTGCGGGATGCCGCTGATTTGCAGCGCTTGGCCTGCTGAAATATCAATTTCAGCGATGTCACCGGCTCCGGTCTCGCGCCCATTCTGGTTCAGGAACGTGCAGCACACCCGGTACAGGCCAACGGGCAAATCACCGGTGACGGCCGCCACGGCCGGCGCGCTCGGCTGGGGCCAGCGCCATTCCTGGATCGTGTTGTCCGGCCAGATGATTCCGCTATCAGTGCCGTTGTTGAAATACACGTTGTCATTGACTTCGGCCCAATGCATGGGCGCCGACGCAAGGCCGGGTCGCAAGGCGTGCGCCGTTGATGGCCCCGCCATGGCCTTGAGAACGCCGCCGTCCACCAGGTACATGCGCGCATAGTCCAATGTGGAATAAGCGCCAGTGAAACTACCCGCCATGGCGAGGCTGTAACCATCTCGACCCTCCATTGCCCCGGTGTCGGTGATGTTGATATTTTCAGCAGTGGCCAACCAGCCCAAGCCCAGGCGCATCGGGTCACTGACGTTGTTCAAGCCCTTGAAGCGGTCAACGCGGGGCAGTTTGGCGGTAAGCATGGCCGCCATGATGCAAAGACGGCGCGCTTTGGGCAAACCCTAGTGGGGGGTCAGGCGAACGCCTTGGTGTCTACGGTGAAGCCCAGGTTTTGTGCAGCGACTTGGAATCGCAGGTTTTGCGGTGCCACTGAGAAACTGTAGGCGGTCTGGTCAATCGTGCTCACGGCATTCAGCGCGACTGCCGCGCTTTCGGCCAAGTTCAGGTTTTCGACCAGCGCCGCGTACAAGGCCCACGCATTGGATGCGTTGTCGCCCAGGCTCAATGCCTGCACAATCGCTGCTGTCAGGGCGGCTTGGCTGCTGGCGTTGTCGCCCAAGGCCATGCTGTCCTGCGCTGTGGCCGCAAAGTCGCCGCTGGCCAGACCATTGGCTGATTCCGCGAGGTTCAAAACCTCCGTCTGGCTCGCCGTCGCCGCCCTCTGCCCGCCAGCGTTGTCCGCCAAGGCCATCGCATCGGTCGAGCTCGCACTCAAGGCGGCCACTTGTGACTGGGCATGCGAAAGACCCAACGCCTCGCTGGCCTGTGCCGCGGCTGAAAACACTTGGCTGGCGGTGTCTGCCAAGGTCAAAGCCTCGGTGATCGTGGCGGTGAAGTTGCCCGCCAAGCTGCCATCGTTGGCATGGGACAGCGTCAATGCGTCGGCCTGAGATGCCGTGACGGCTGCGCTGGAAGTGTGGGTGTCGTTCAGCGAAAATGCTTCTGAAATAATAGCTGCGTAGCCAATTACGGCGCTACTCACCTCCGCAAGAGGCAATGGTTCTGAGAGGGCAGAAGCCATCGCAGCACTCGCCGCCGCCGTGTCTGCCAAGGGCGCAGATTCGCTGTCCACTGCCGTCGCCCCAAATTGCCCGGTTTGGCTGTGAGACAGTGGCAAGGCTTCGGTAATGCTGGGGCTGGCGCCGAATTGAGCGCTGTGGGTGGCGTCCAGCGGCAGGCTCTCAGACTGCGATGCCCCCAAGGCGGCTGCAGCGCTGGCCGTATCGGCAAGCGGGGCGGGTTCAGTCTGGGCAGAAATCAGGGCTTTGACGGCGCTGGCACCCTCCGCCAAGGGCAGGGCCTCGGACTGGGCTGCACTGATTGCTGCCACCATGCTGGCGCTGTCGCCCAGCGGGGCCGATTCGGTTTGGCTGGAAGCACTCGCGCGCGCCGCGTTGTGGCTGTCTGCGAGGGGCAGGTTCTCGCTGTTGCTTGATGTCGCCCCAAAGGCTTGGCTGGCCGTGTCCGCCAGTGTTGCGGCATCCGTGGCCGTAGCGTTGAAACTGCCGCCCGCTACCGAGGCATTCGCCGTCTCCGCCAGAGGCAACGATTCGGAATTGTTGGCGTTGAAGCTGGCGACATTGCTTGAACTGTCTGCCAGGGGTAGCGACTCACTTGCATCCGCGCCGAGCGATGCCACATTGCTGGCGTTGTCGGCAAGCGCCAGCGTTTCGGAAACTACAGCTGCAAAATTACCGGTTGGAGCTTCAAAAAACTCTCTGGCTATGAGGTGAGAAACGCCGCTATTGCTTGTTTTTATCAGGCTCGAACTGGCAATGCGGTTTGACGGTTCCTGCCGCCAGATGTTTGCCACGATCAGCCATTCGCCACGTCAACAACTAACTCGGGCAAGCCGGTTGCAGTGGAATCCGCTGTGACGATCATCATCAGCGCTGAGTCAGCAAACACAATGGGCATTCCAGTGGACAAGGCATCTTGAATCACGCCATCGTTTGCAACCCGAATACGAGCTTCCCCCAGTGGTCGCATCACCAAGATGTTGAACGTGCCCACCGTGGCAATTGTGCCTACTACACCCGTCACGCCTTGCAAACCGTTGTCGCCTGCTTGCAAAGGCAGTTGCAACATGCGCCCCACAATGCCCGCCGTGCCTTGGGAAACAGTGCCCGTTGAACGCCCTGCCGTGCCGGATTGGTTGGTGTACGTCACCGCGACCGACTGGATACCCGTGGCTGCCGTGACTTGCTCGTACCAAAGCTCCAAGCTGCCGAAATCTGTTCCTCCGGGCACTCGGCTGCTGTAGCTGGTCGGTGTCTGCCCTGTGGTGTTGGCGTTGAATGCGTAGGCACCGGCCTTCCAAAGAAGGTCGTAAAGCTGGATTCGGCAGGCAACCGAGCAATTCCATTCCATTCTGGTCAAGTAGCCCGTTGCGCCACCGCCAAACGCATTGACAGGCGGCGTGCCCGTCGTGGCATCGGTGGGCACAACGCCTGTTGTTGTGGAGGTGCCAGCCAGTACACCAGCGCCAGGATTTCCGGCCAAGTCAAAAATGCTGAATGGAACAGCGGCGACCGAGGTTCTAGAGGCGCTTTTATTCAGCACCACGCGCTGTTTGGCTGCCGCAATGATGCCGTCAAGGGTTGTGATTGCCATGTTATTTCTCAATGATCTTGAAGTACAAAGTCTGGTCTTCTTCCTGCCCGTCGGCGGCAACAATATGGCACGTCACGCCATAAAGCTGACCAACTACCAAGGGAAGCAGTGGGTCTTTTTTGATCCGAATCTTGATGACTCCGCCAGATTGAACGCTGCTCGGAATTGTCAAGCCGGGTGCCGCCGAGACGGTATGGCTTGCATAGGTTGACTCGATGTCACTCAGCCAAACATCCCACTCATACGGGACATCGCGCACTGCGTTGGGGTCGAAATAGGCCCACGGTTTTTTGGGGTCATCAAGGTTCCATGCTTCTCCGGTTGCCATCACAGCCTCCTTATGCGTTGATCGAAATGTTGACTGAGTACGCCAGGCTTTGCGCGGGCACCTGATACGACCACCAGGACGAGGTTGACATGGTGGCGCTGAATGCCTGAGATGCGCTGTCGGCCAGACTCATTGCCTCTGAAATGCTGGCATTGACACCCACCCCAACGCCGCCGTTCTGGCTGGCATTCAAGTTCGCGGCTTCAACCAAAGCGACAAATGCCATCCATGCGCCGCTGGCATTGCTGTCCAGCGCCAGCGCATCGGTCAACGCTGCGCTCAAGGCGGCTTGGCTGCTTTGTGCATGGGCAAGGCTCAGCGCGTCGGTGGCAGTCACGGCGTACTGGCCGGGTGCCGAGCTGGCTTCAGTGGCACCAAGGTTCAGGTTGTCCGTGGCGCTGGCCGTGGCTGCGTACTGGGCTGCTTGAGTGTGGGAAAGCGCCATGCCTTCCGAGATTGTTCCGCTCACGGCTGCTGTGTTGCTGCTGCTGTCTCCTAAACTGGCAGCTTCGGTCTGGCTTGCCGAGAAATTGCCCGCCTGGCTGGCGCTGGCGGTATCGGTCAGAGTCACAGCTTCGCTGATGGTAGAAATCAGACCAATCATGGCATCTTGCGCAGACGCCAGTGGTAAGGGCTCTGAAACAGCCCCGGCCGGGAACAGGTCGCCATTCGCACGCATGTTGTCCAGTGCGCGGACGACGGCTTGCGCATTGCCTGCAATTTGAGCATCACTGATTTGGGTGTTATCGCCGCTTTCGTGTGTTACTGCCAGGCGGGTTCCGAGTCCACGCCAAGTAAACGGCACCATGCCGGTGATGCTGCTTCCTTCGACGCCGATGCTGTATCCCACCTCGGCCTCAAACTGTGTTTTGAACAGCGCGTGGTACGGGTCTCCCGCGTCCACAAACATGCTCCAGTCATCCAGGTATGTTCCGTGGAAGTCAAACACCCAGTCGAACATGATGCCCGCGCGGTCGGTGTTCATCACCGCCTTGGGCTTGTCCACAGTTTGCAGGGCACTGCCGGTCTCGTGGAAATGGCGGTTCAGATCATCCGCGCCACCCGTACCCGTCGTCCAGCTTCCCCGGAAGCTGCCGCCAGCCCGGCCGGGCGCATTCATCATTGGGTAGATCAAGATGCGGTATTGCCGACGCAGGGCCTGCGCTTGCGCGCTTGAGCCGCACAAGTATTCCACCATCGCAATCAAGTGATAGTTGCCATGGTCTTCACCACCATGCACCCCCGAGAGCACCATCGCCACACGTTTTGCCGTGCCATCGGCGGGCATCAGGCTCGTGTCATTGATCTGCGCGGCGTAAAAAGGCGTGATTGGAACCGCGCCTCCCAGGCTGTCGGTTTGCGCAGAAAACTCGTCGGCAATGAAGGACTGCGCCGCGTAATCTGACACCGATCCTGTGGGCGAATAGGCAACGGCAGCCGGTGTCGGCTCCAGAAAGCTGTAGGTACCGGACAGGCTGGCCAGCCACGACCCAGCCTTGTGAACGCTGACCTGCCGGCTGCGGCTGATGCGGATTTTGTTTTGAGTAAACGCAGTCGAAAGGCGGAACTCCACCCACTGGTTGCCGGTATCAATCGTCGCGGCAGCGTCGAAATAGGTCCAGGTCTCGCCGTCGTCAAGGCTGTACATGGGCCTGCGCGTGCTGGCCCATGGGTATCCGTGGAACCCGTTGGTTCCGTTCAGGTAATTCAGGAACCGGAAGGTCGGCCTGAAACCATTGACACCTCCCACCTCAATACTGGGCTCCATCCACTTGGCCGCGCCAATCGACTCGTTGGTGTGCAACTTCGGTGCGAATGAAAACACAGCGCTGTCACCGGCCCCAACAACCGTAGAGCTGGCTATATTGACGCTGGAGCGTTCAAATGCGCCACTGATTGTGAGTTGCGATTGCGATGAATTGAGCGACAAGGCATCCGTCGCTGAAACAGCAAAGTTTTGCCCGATGTTCTGGCTATCGGCCAGCGACAAGACCTCTGTATTGGAGACGGCAAAGCCAACCACCGCATCTTGTGTATGCCCGAGGCCCAAGGCATCGGTTGCTGTGACGCCAAATGCCCCCGACACGCTGGCTGATTCCGCCAATGGCAAGGCTTCGCTGTTGCTCTTCGTCAAAGACGCGATGTTGGATGCGCTGTCTGCCAGCGCCAGCGCATCGGTTTGGTTTCCCGTGAAACTTCCGCCCTCTGCCGCCGTCCTGCGGGTCAACCTGCCCAGCAAGACCTGGTACGCATTCGTGGCCAGCTTAGCGTGCTCGTCTGCCGTCAGGCCCTGCGTGGGGTGATCAAATATCAGCAAGGGCCCGAGCATGCCGTCCCAGATGCGCGCGCTGTCGGTGGAGCGGTTGCCTAAATCCAGCGTGAATCCGCCTATTGTCGGGTAGCTTCCTGATCCCGCTGCAAACGCAGTCACAGCCACGGAGACCCCATCAAGGTACATTACTGGAGTAATTCCGGTCGAGCGCTGGTCGTGCGTTACGCCATCGCACGCCCAAACGCTGGCGGATAATACGGAGGTAGGCGCCCATTGCCAAGCTGCGGCGCCAGCCTTGCTGTACATCATCCCGTTTGTAGCGCTGTTCGGGAACATGCACTCGTCATTGGCTGAGATGCCATTGCTGCCGGCCGGATTGAAAATGCGCCCGAAGCCGCCGCCGCCTGTCGTGTTGGCGTAGCGATGGCTGACAATGGATCGAAAGCCGGTGCTGTAGGGCACCAACACGCCGGTTGCGATGCGGTCAGTTGTCCCGGTTCCAGAGGTGGCGCCAAAGCCCTTGGTGATACCGTGTTTGCTGGTGGCGTTCTTTGGTAGACCGACCAGGGAAGAAACACCTGACCATCCGCCGTTCTTTGACCAGAACAGACCATTGCCAAGCGAAATGAAAACGAGACCCCGGCTGATCCAGTAGGGGCTGACCGGGACAGGCTGCCTCGGCTGCGTCGTCAGTGTGGCGCGGTGGCGTTTTACTGCCATGAGAGCGCCTTAATAGGTAACTGGCTCGTACCAGCACTGCCCGCCGTTGCTGGCCGTCGCGTTGAGTGCCTGCACCATGTTGTGAACCACAAACACAACGTACTTCTTTGGCATGGTTTGGAACAATGCGCCAATATCAATTTGGCTGAACTCGTAGACCTTGTTGGCGGTGGCGTCTGTCTCAAAGTTCGCTGCCAGGCGTCCTGATTGACGCAACACGTTGCGATACGTCACCGTCTCGGCGCTGCTGGTGCCATCAAATACGTCCGGGTAAGTGGTGGAGCCTGCAATATCCCAAGCCGGAACAACCCACACCTCCAGCACGCCGGACGTAGGTGCGGTGTTATTGGCTTTGAAGCGGCCTGACAACAGGTGTGTGTCCACGCTGTTGGTGATGACAGCCGATTCCCAGCCCGCAACCAGCGTGGTGCTGGATGCCAGCGAATCCAGGTCAGTGCTGCCAAAGACGGCAACACCGTTGCTGTAGGCCATCGTCATTTGGTTTCTCCCAGTATCTCAACCTGATAAGCCGCTACGGCTTTGGATGTCTTTTTCTCGGCTTCGGCCAAAGCGAGTTCGGCGATCTTCAGTGCGTCAGGATCACCACGCGCGGCATTTCGGGCATCGCGCGAGCGCTCTTCGGCCCGTGATGCTTCTCGAACGTCGCGCGCAGCGTCCATGCTTAAGCTGTCGCGGTATAGGTCACGGTAAGCGTGTTGGTGTTCACCACCGCCTGGTCGCCGCCGGTGAACAGGCCTGCGGAGTACAAAACGCCTGCGGTGTTGTCAATGGTGCTGACTGCGCCCGTGCCGTACACCAAAAACACGCCCTTGGCGGTACCGGTGCCGGTGATGGCAAAGACTGGAGCCGCCGATGGTGACTTGGACTTGGCCGATGCAGCCGACCATGCAATGGTCTTGCGCGGCCCAGTGTAAGTGGGCGCGTTGGTGGTGCCCGCCTCGGTCCATGTGCCGTGTGAGGCCATGGTGTCGCCAATCACTGGAACGCCGGTGTAGCTCACGGCACCGATCAAGCCCATGAAGGGCCCAACGACGCTGTAACTCGATCCGGCCAGAATTGTGTCCAGCGCCAAGTTCGCGCCAACCGTAGTCACAACGTTTGGCGCATCTTGTGCCCATTTCACTTCGGTGAGCGAATGCATGAACCGCTCGAAATCTTCCAGTTCCTTTGTCAGCTTTGCCAGCAAGGGCCTGGCAAACGTGGGTGTCCAGCGAATCAGCTTGTCGCGCTGGGCGCGCATGGCCAGCAGGCGCGGGTACTCTTTCAAGTATTCCGCCTCGTGGATGGCCCGGTAGCCCCGGCAAATGCCGTGGTAAATGCCCGTCAGGCCCAAGCGGGCAGAAGATTCGGCGGTATTGGAGACGCTGCCATTGGCGTTGTCGCCAGTTTTGAGTGCTTCAAACATGCTCATACTCCTTGGATTTCGTTTTCGTTGAACCAGCGGGTTTGGGGTTGACCATCACCATCGGTGTCCGGCGACTCCACCTGGTACTGGAACGTCTCGCTGTCCTCAAGGAAGCGTTTTTCGATGACAGTCCCAGTGATGGGTGCCGGGAGAATTTGGCGAACGGTGTCGCCCTTCTTGATTGCCATGATATTTGTCCTTGGTGAGTGAACTTCTGAAGGTTTGAGGATGCCTTTGCAAGAGCCGCGTGGCAAACCCTAGTGGGGGGTTGTCACCAGGCTTTGTTGAACATCGGCCTGTTTTGCGAAAAGCTGCGGCGCAAATCTGCATCGGGCCGGATGCCGAAATACTGGGTGAACGCATACAGGGCCAGCTCGGCACGTTTCGGGTCATGAATCTCGGCATCGGGCCTGCTGTAGCAGCGGTGCAGCGCCCACTGAACAAGGTGGCGGTGGTGCACCTGCGCGATCTCTGGCGTGGCAGGGTCTGCGGCCATTGCGGCAAGCGGAAGGCGGTAACACTCAATGCTCAGGCTACCGTCACCATTGGGTGTGCACCCAAGCCGAATGCTGGTATCGTTTTGAATCAGCTCTTGAGGAACATCGGTGGTAGTGCGCCAGTCTGGTCGCAGGCGGTCTTGCTCGATCCTGTCACGCAAAATCAAGTTGATCGGAGTTGTGCTGCCGGTCGGCGTGAAGTCGGCGCGTGTGATGTCCAGCACCTTGCTGTGCAGGGCATAAACGCTGGTTCCGGCCACGATGGGAATAACGCAAATGTCCGGGTCGGTTGATTCGTGGATCAACTGGGCACGGATGGCAGCCTCTTCCTGGGCTTCGTTCAGCCAGAGCGTGATGCTGTCGTTCGACGAGAGGTTCCCCGCCTGCAGATCATCTGAGTCTGTGCGGAACTGGGCGATAAGCTGCTCAAGCGTCATCGCGATCAAGCCCCGTACTGATCAACCAACTGGGTGACGCGTGTACGCATGTCGGCCACGCTGAGGTTCTTGTTCAATTTGATGCGGTACTGGGTATTGGCCATTTCAGTCAGGGCGGACTTGCCCATGTTGGCGATGGTGTCCCGCACGCCTTGCGTCTTCTCGTCAGGCGTTTCTTTCTTCTTAACGGGCTGGGGTTCTGGCAACTGGCCCTCGATGGCTTCGCCCAAGGCGTAAACATCAATGTGTTTGAGCATCTTGACTGCGGCAGCGCTGGGGACAAGCTTGGTGTCGCCCTGATCCCACGAGATGTTTGTGCCGTAAATGCTGTCGTTGATCGAAGCGCGCTTGCCTATGTACTTGATCGGCGTGAAGCCAGTCACTTGGGCGTTGTTTTTCATCGTCAATGTCCTTAAAATTGTGGAAAGAAGAAAGAGCCCGAAGACTCTTTCAAGGGGCCTGCATTTATGGCGCGCCGATCAACACGCCTTCGATAAAGATGTCGGCAATGCCAACAGCCGCATTGGCCGCGCCGCCGGTGGTCAGGATCAGGTAGGCATCCTTGGGCAGCGTGACGGGCGCATTGGTAGTTGCATTGCGCAGGCGCGCAACGGCACTCAGGGCCAGGGCGGCACCGAAGTAGGTTGCGCTTTGTGGAACTGTGGTGCTGTCCACACCGTCAATGTACTCAAAGCCAAGGTTGGCCGTGACAGTTGCGCTGAAAGCATCCGACACGATCACTTGGGAGTCGTCAAAGCGGAAACCGGCCGGCAGCACGCCAAGGCGAACCTTGTCGCCCGAGGCAATGCCGGTGGACACGTCCGAATCGGTGAATGCACCGACCGCGTTGGTGGTCAGGTTGAACTCCAAACTTGTCCGGTTTCCGTAAGGGGTACCGCCGAACTGTTTCTGGTTCAGCACTTTCTTTTTGGTGATGGTTGCCATGATGGGCTCCTAAAAATGGTTTGAAATGTGAGTGAAGGGGCCTTGATTGGCCCCTTCGATTCATCAGGCAGCCAGACGGACTGCCGTGTCGATGGCGATGACGCCGTAGTCGGTGAACTGCTTGGCGTCACCGTGGTCGATTTCAAAGCGAACTTTGGAGCGGCCATTGATCATGCCCAACAGGATTTCCAGCTTGTCGCCGTGGTCCAGTTCCTTCTCCGAGAAGAAGTAAGGCATGCCGGTCTTGTTGTGCTTGCCCCAGGCTTCGGCCAGCGCCTGGCCGCCAAGCAACAAGGCGCGGTCCACTGCGAAGGTCGTTCCGAATGCGGCGGGAACCAGGTCAGTTGACGTTTCGGTCTCGCTGGTGGTGCTGGCGCACCAGCGCAGGCTGTCCCCGGCGTAGAACCGGATGGGCTTTGGCATCTTCACAATCAGGATGCCGTTCCACAGACCGGCTTCGCCCATGAACAAGGGGTTGTTGCCGGCCTGCTGGGCGCGCGCCATCGCGTTTGCTTGCAGGGTGCGGAAATTGCCTGAGTTCGATTGCAGGAAGCTGGTGTACTGCTCACTGGAAACCAACATCACACGCAGCGGTGCGTCGTTGGCCATCTTGTCGCCTTCAAAGATGACTGGAGGCGGTGGCACTGGCATGGAATCCAGCGTGGTGCGGACGGCATCAACCAGGTCGGCATTGAACAGGTCGGTTGTGGCGATGGTGATTTCGTTGGCGGCCGCGACGATCTTCTCAATGCCCGAGCCGGTGGACATGTAGTGACGGTTCCGGGTAGGCGCCTTCACGGGGTTGATCATGATGGATGCAAAGTCAGCATCGCTGGCCTTGGGCACTGCCCACTCGATGTTGTCGTGGAAGCCACGGGCACCAGCCATATGAACCAGAATCTGCTGGTCGTTCAAGCGGTTCATGTAGCTCTCGCCCAATGCTCGGGCCAACGGTCGCAGCTCGTGCACGGTGCGCTGCTGGCTCATGGTGTCGCCAGCCGAGATCGGAAAACGCGCCTGGTTGATGCGCAGGCGGTCTTGGCTGAAAGACATCGAGCGACCCAAACCTTCGGCGTTGTTTGAGCCCATGATGGGTTTGCCGCCCATCGGATTGATCAGGTCGAATGTGATCTCTTCGCCCGCCATCTTGGTCAGGTCCATGCAACGCACAATGGGCATTTCGCTGGATGACTGCTTGCGGATGGTGGATTCAGCGGCGGCCTGCTGGGGCAGCTTGCCGGTGAGACGGTTCAAGGTAGTGTTGCGCTGCATGTTCGCAGCGAAGAGTCCAGCGGACTGGATTTTGATAGCCTGGGGGCTACCCACGGGAAGATTGGTTGGCATAACAGTTTTCCTTCAAAGAGACCGGCCTCGCCATCCCGGCGATGCCAATTACAAAAACGGTCACAAAGACCGGGCTAACAGGGCGTTGATCTGCTCGGGCGTTTTGTTCTCGAACATCGTCATCAACCCCGCTTCTGACATTTCCTGGATTGCCTCGGCTGGGTCATGGGCCGCTGTGGAGCCGGATGGAATCTCCGTCAGGCTCGTTGGCGGCTTGGACTGCGCCTTGTCAATTGCTGCTTTCGCAGCGGCTACCACGTCCGGTTTCCCGGCGCCGGTTGCTGCAGGTATTCCCGTTGACTGCTTGTAGGTGTCCAGCAATTCGATGACCTGGGGCGCTGTGCCCTCTTGAATGACGGCCTTGTAGCTGTCACGGACAAAACTGGGTTGTTTAGCAATCCAGTCGGTCATTTCCTTGCTCTCGACCACTGCCTCAAAGTCGGAATGCGATTCTTCAATGGCTGAAAAGTGTTTTTCCGTCTCGGTGAGTGCCCGCTCCTTCTGGATTGGCTCCAGGGCGCCGGAAAACTTCGATTCCAGATCGGCGGTGGCGGCCTTAACCCGCATGTCCACCAGCTTTTCAACCCCTGCGCGTATCGCTTCGTCCGAGTAGTCGCCAAAATCAACCTCTTCCGTGCCAGCCACTGGGGCCGGTGCGGTAGCCTTTTCTCCGGCGGCGGTTTTGGCCTTAAATGTCGCCAATTCGGCGGCATGGGCCTCGACTTGAGCCATGAGATCGGCGGCGGTATTTTTCCAGCGCTGCCCGTCTTGCCGTGCTTCTTCCAGTTTTTCAAAGGGGATGGTGTGAACACCGTCCTTTGCCAGAATGACCGGCTGCTTTTCAGCGGCTGGCTCCTGTGCTGGGTCAACTTTTGCCACTTCGGCTGCTGGTTTCGCTTCGAGTGTGGTGTCGGGCTCACCACTTTCCCCTTTCGGGGTATCGCCCTCTGGCAGACCAAGCATGTGCGAGGTTTGCGCTTCTGTCAGTTCACCATCCGCCTGGTTGGCCAGGAAATACTCTGCTTGATTCATTCGTCAATCCCTTGTCACATATCGCCGTGACCGCGTGAAGGGTTTGCTCTTACGAGTCGGGGGCCGAAACCCCCTTCTCTCCGTCTCGTGGGAAATGCGCCGTTTCACAACGGTGCGGAACGAATAGTGCCAACAAACCCAAGCTCTGGAAACCACTAGTGGGGGGAAGGCGCAAGAATGTTGTCCGAAGGCCGTCCGGTTTCAATGCCCGTCATGCTACCTGCCTGCTGTGGAACGGGTGGTAATTGAGGGCTGGTATTGGCAGGCACGACCACTGGCGGCACCTGGATTTCCGGCTGCGGAAAGTTCGGGTCTTGCCCCGCCGGCATGGGCGCCCGATACCCAGCGCCTTGCATCACAACGTCGGCAATCGGGGCCACTTGTGGCATTTGGGCGATCACCTGGGCCGCCTGCATGGCGGCAAACGACGACTGCACGCCGTTCTTTACCGTCTCGCTGACCAGTTTTTCAATCTCCGACATCAACTTGACCGGGTTGTACTTCAGGTCCAGCTCGCGGGCGCGCAAGTCGTGGTCGCTGCGCTCCAGGGCCATCTTCACAGCCTCGTCGATGCGGGCCTGAATCTGCTTGGGTGAACTGTTCTGGCTGGCGTTTTTAATGTCTTCCAGCAATTTGTCTCGGTTGGGAACGTCCATCAGGCTCAACAAATGCGGCAAGGCCGCCACCTGGAACTCCTGCGGCATTGCCTTGAAGGCTTCCGACATCGCCGCCAACTGCTGAGTGCGGAAACTTGGCGTGCTCGGAACGTCGTTCATGGCCACCTTGAGGCGGATGCGATCCACGTCATTGCTGAGGTACTGAACATTGGTTTCCGGATCAACCACCGGCACATTCAGGCGGATTTCCTTGTCATCGCGCATGGCATCGCCCTTCACCACAACCTTTTCCTCCTTGCCAATCATGTCTTCGATGATCAGCGACAACAACAACTCGCCCACCTTAGTCCTGCCAAACTTGAAGTTGTCCATCAGTGTTGCCAAGCTTTGCGTGGACTGCTCAATCTGCGTGGATTCCTGCACGCCAGAGGTTGCCGTTCCTGCCTGGCCACGGAAACCAGCCGAAATGCCACTGGCCCGGTCAATGCCGAGACGGGAGTCGTTCAACATTTTGTACTGCTGCTCATTCAACTGGAAGTCGCGCTCAACCTTGAACACGGCGCCAGCCTTGGCCATGTGCTCTTGGTTGAGGATGATGTCAGCGTCTACCCTTGCCGACTGCTGGCGGAAAATCTCGTCCGAGTACGACACAGCGCCTTTGGTGCGAATGGTTCGGGTCGCAGACAGGCCCCAGCGAATCTTGCTTATGGCGCTGTTCACACTGTCTTGCAGGTACATCATGCCCTTGACGCGGCCATAGGGCACGCCGGTCCGGTCTTCCCGTCCGCCGCAAAATTGCACGTAGGGGAAATCGCTGTGCCGGTACGGCGTGGGGCCGTCATAGAGTTTGTGTGGCCCAAGCCACCAAGCGACGTACATCCGTGCCACGACGGCTTTTTGCGGTCTCACGTAGCCTTGGGCGACGGCGATCACATGGCTCGCCAGCTTGGCGTTGTATTCCACAATGCGGCCGTTCGGCAATTTGATGACCGTAACCGCCTCCCAGCGCCGATACCACGTCTCAAACAGGCGCACGCGATTGGATTCCGTGTTCAGCCACTCCTGCTCCTCGATGCTCCAACCGGTCTCAGCCTCCCACGCATTGCGCAGGCCGGTGGACGTGCCGCCGTCGGTCGTTGGCTCGTATTCGCCCTTCCAGCGGCCCAAGGCGCGATCAATCAGGTCTTTGTGCTTCGGGAAACGCAGCGCGACTTGTGCTGCATCGCTCCAGCGGCTGCGCACCAGCCAGCGCGCTTTGGGCAGGCCGGGCTCCCGGTCCAGCATGTCCCACCAGATTTCGTTGCGATGCACGCCCGTGCAGCGATAGGGGAATTTGAACGGGTCCGACTCGCGCGAAACCTCTACCCAGCCGATGCCAACAGCGCATTGAGGCAGGAATGCTTCGCTGCAAGCCTTGTCGGCACCTGATTTGCGTTCGGCCTGATTCAGCTTGAAGTTCAGGGCCTCGGCCACTTCGTCGCCGTCTTGGTCAATGTCGGCATCGGGCGTGATGCGCCAGTCTGTGCGGGTTTTGGCCTCCAGGCCGGTAACAGCCTCAATGGCTGGGCCAATCAAAGGCTCGATGGCCGGAGGAATGCCAAGGGCCTGCTGCTTGCGAAGGATATCCGAATCAAGCTGGTTGCCGTCAACATAGTCCATTTCGCGGTCGGCGCGGCTTCGCCAAAGCGGTTGGTTCTGGATTTCCCGGAAGATGTTGGTAAATTCCGTCAGCGACATGCCGCCATTGGCATTGGCTTCAGTCTTTGTTTCTGGGCTGATTGAGTTGATCATGGTGGTCCTACAGTCGCCAATCGGGCGGTGGTGGCGGCTTCGCGTTACTCGTTGTTTCGGCCAGGGTGATCATTCCACCCTCTTTGGCCTGTGCGTACTGCCGTAAGGCATCAGCGCCCTCGCTGCATCCGTTGGACTTATCGGGCTCGTCCAGAAACCTCTGGTCGGTCTGGCTGAAGCGTTTCTTGTAGCCGTCCAAACGCTGTATCAGTTGTGCGCAGCCGGTCCGGTCGAAAAAAACAGCCTTCAGGCACTTGCGGACCTGTTCGATGCCGGTGATCAACTGGGTTATGACGGGCACGATCACCGTCCCGGTCACGCCGAGATCGTTGAGCATTTCCTCGGTTGACTTGTTGGTGTCCGAGAGGCGGCGGTGGGCGGCGTCATGCGGCAGGAAGTGTTTGTTGTAGATGTAGGGCTTGTCCTTGAGGGTCTTGACATAGGTGGCCAGCGTCTTGTTTCGGTCTTCGTAATAGTCAATGAAGCGGTCTTCTCCATTGAGCTCCTGGTGGAACACAATCGCGCAACCATCCCGGCGCCCGATGTCCCAAAACGTGTTCACGGGCACGTCCAGCACGGGCACGTCGCGGATGCCGTTGCGAATGCGCAGCGCCAGCATGTCCTTGGCGTAATAATGCCCCTCCGCAGAGACCTGGAAAGCCTCCTCGGGCGTGCTAGGGTACTCCTGCCACATCTTCGGGCCTTTGCCGCTGAATGTGGTGTCACGGGTCTTGACGTACCAAGCCCGCTGATCGGGATCAATCCGGCAGTTGCATTCAAACTGGATTTTGTCGAAATACTTGTGGTCGTCGTCGCCGATGTGAATGTCCGAGCTGTCCATGCGGTAGCCGTCATGCTGCCACCATGCGGTGAAGTGCAGCCTGTAATCCTTGATGGTAAGTTTCAGACGACCTGCAGCGTGCTTTTGGGCGGCCTCCACCATGTCGAAGAACTCACCCTCCCGGCCTTCGGCAGTCGATTCGATCACCACAATTCCGTTGTCAGGCACCGATGGGATCGACCCGGTGATGACCTCATTGGCCTTTATAGGGTAAATGGCGCATATCTTGCCGAACTCGGAGACGTGGAGCCGGTCATTGGTGCCAGAGCGCATTGAGGTAGCCACGCGCACGCTGCTGTTGTTGTGGGCGAACAGCAGCTCGTCCGCGGCATCCTTTGCCAGCGGGAACCGCAGCTTGATTTCGGCCGGCAGGTTATCGTAGGCAAATTTCACCTTGTCGCGGAATATCACCTTGGCCGCGCCCTCGTCCTGGGCAACGATGCCGCAGCGCTGGTTGGGCACAAACAAGGCATGGTCCAGCCAAAGGATGCAAAACAAGGTGGTGGCGCCCACTTGGCGGGCTTTGAGCACCAGATTGCGGTTCCAAATCCGAGACATCAGCCGCTTTTGGGCCTTGTTCATCCGGAAAAGCATTTTTTTGTCAGCGCCCAACTCATCGCCGGTCGTCTTGACCAAAATGTAGTAGAGGTTTTCCAGCCGCCAGTTAGGGTCGGCCAGGCACTCTTCCAGATGTTCCGGGCTTGCCGGAATGGCCGTGGTCATCATGGCTGCAGGTCGATGTCATCAGCGACTGGTGTAATCGTCCGCGCGGTTCCTTGCAGTCGTGTCAGCAGCGCTTTCATCGCGTCTTCAGGGCCTTCTTCCGCGACATTGATGCCAAATGCCTCTCGCTCCAGTCCAATCAGCGTTTTCAGCGTGTCCGACAGGTCTTTCATGGTCTTCGTACGCCCTGGAAGACTGATGATCTTGTGGTACAGCTCGTTGAGCTTGTCGATTCCTTTACCGTCTGGCTTGAGCATCAACTCGCCCAACTGCTCCAGTTCAGGCACTTGCCGGGTCTGTGAGTCCAACTCGTCCAGAAGCCGCATGGCCAATGTCCTGGACTTGCCGATGTCGGCCCGGTGACTCAGCCGGATGCGCGACTGAACCGTTGATTCGACCTCGACGGTCAACGCCTCGGTTAGTTTCTTGGCTGCGCTAACTTCGGCGCTAACCATCGCGGCGCTAACCTTGGCGTCGGCCTTTGCCTGAATCTTGCCTTTTAGATCGCGGGTCCATTTTTCGTTTTTGGCATGCTTGATGATGGCGGCGTCAGAGACATCAAACTGTTTGCCAATGTCTTTCAGTGCGCGAATGCCAGCGCGGTAGTGTGGGGCAATTGCGTCCCAATCCACGCGCTTTCTTGGGTTGGCTTTATTTGATTGGTTAGCGTTTTCGCTGGTCATGGTGGCCAATAGTGCCCACTCCCGAGTGTTTGGTCTAACCCTACTGGGGGGTGTTCTGGGGGCCGTCGCCACTGATCTCGGCCAGCAGGCTGGTTTAATTGCCGTTGAACGCTACCCAGTCAGCCCAGTACGCGCAAACCCCTCGGCCTTCGCCACAGCCTGATGTCGGGGATCATCCCCCCATCCTGAAGGCCAAAATCGACCCCGCCAGCATCTTGGCCAGCGCGAATGTTTCCCTGGGGTTCAACGTCAGAATTTCGTCGCCAGCCTCGATTTTCATTTTTCCTTGTGGGAGCATCGTAGCCGACACAATTCGGTCCGGCGACTGATCCACGGGCAGGTAAAAACCCGGATGCAACATCGTTATCAATTCGTCATTTTTGAGACTCCTGACCGCCTCGTCAACAGAGTTCATGTCCAGACCGGTCATCGACTTGATCTGCACGCGGCTTGCGGCATCTTTGTGCTCGCACAGCACGGTGATCGCGGCCATGACTTGCTCGCGGTAGGATTTTGGCTCGCTCATATAGATGATCTCCTTTCAGATATCGTTACAATCGGTTTCTCAGGTTCGATTGCTTGGGATAGGCTGCTTCGGTGGCCTTTCTCTTTTCAGTCTCTCCTCTTCCCAAAGGCCCCGCCGATCACATCGGTCATGCCAAAGGCCTCCTTGGCACGAAAAATGGCGATGGTGTCAATCACGCAGGTCTTTCCGATCTCTTCGTGAACGGTCTGTTCAAAGTCTTTGTCGCGCACGGTGCAAGTGAGGGTGTTGCCAGGCACGCAATTCATGGTTTGAGTCAATGGGTAGGTTTTGTAGATAAACGCTTGGTTTTCGATCATCTCTTCTGGGTGCGGGCTGCAATTGGTTGCTTCGACGGTCTTGAAGAAGCGACTCAGGAATGCTTGGATTTGGTTTTTCATTTCATGAGCCTTTCAATGGTATCTGCCAGTACATCAATTTCTCCCACTTGGGCTAACTTCCAGGCCCGTCGTTGCCCGTGGATGCCGTCCGGGCTGCTGTTGGCATGGTGGTTGTCGCAGAGTGGCACAACCCGAGCCAGTTCGAGGCTCGCTGGGCCATTCCCTGCCCTTCTCGGATGTGGTGCACCTGGGCGGGTGTTGGGCCATGCCCGAGATGACGGCACAGGTAACACCCAAGGGCAGCCACGCGGCCCATGTAGGTTTTTTCGGCGCTGGGGGTAGATTTCATGTGCCCCCAGCGACTGGAATGGCTTTTTTACACGGCCAAGGCGGAACAGGCTGCCAAAACGTTGCAATCCCCTCGCGTATCAGCGGTTTCGGCGGCACGCGCCTCGGCTGCTTGGTCGCCTCTTTGGGCGGCGGGGCAACGGCAAACAATGCCGCACCGCCTGATTGCTTCATTTCCACGGCCAATCCGTAGCTACAGGCACGTTTCAGGTTGTTGCTCAGGTTCGCTGATTCGCCCGCAGTGACGTGCGGGCGCAATTCCTTGCAACCGCAAGGGCTGTGGATTTTTAGCAGCTCCACGATGCGCAATACTGCCGGGCCGGGGCCTTTTTGCGTCATTCGAGCTCCCAGTCAGTTGCAGCCACATCGTCCGCGCTGCACTCAATCGGCACTTGGCTGTGTGTTCCAACCAGCATGAAAACGGGCTGGCAACGCAAGTCGAATCCGGCCAGGGCCTTCACCCCTTCCCGGCCCATCCAGCGCACGTCGCCGGTCAATTCGTCCATCTTCTCGTTGCGACGCTCGGATTCACGGACTACGTGAAAACCCTTATGCATTTGCTCTGTTGCCCAATCCCAGTTCATCGGAGTTCCCCGGTTTGCATGTCCACGTCGTAGCCGTTCCAGTGCTCCCATTGGCGCTCGGTGAATTGCACCCCCAAATCATTGGTCGCAAAGGCTATCACTTTATCGAGGTAGGTGCTCATCTTTTTGATGCTCAAGCCGGTGGTGCTGGCGATCTTGACGGATACAACCGGGCGCTTTTTGCCAGCCACTTTGCATTTTGTCACTTGTCGGGGCAAAAAAGTGCGCTTGAACAGTTCATGCCATGCGTCTTGGCTCCATTTTTGGCCCTCAATGCTGGCCTGGGCGGCGATATCTCCCAGCACCGGGCCTCGGTAGAAGCGGTGTTGCTTGATCGTACGCTCGTCTTCGACTTCCTTCACCGTCACCAGCAGGCGTTTTCCAGCCGTCATCAAGGCCTTGGCTTCTGGCCATACCTTGGCTTTGAGGCTTGCGTGGGCCTGTTGGGGGTTGCTCCAGATGGCGGTGTAGGTCATTCGACGGCCATCCTTGCCAGCCAGCGCCTGAACGGCTCCAGCACTTTCTCGACCCGTGGTGTTGGCTTCCACACAAAGGGCTCAGGTTTCGGCCAGGGGTGATCCGGGGCAAGATCCAGCGCGGGCCAGCCGTCGGGGAAGAAATCCTGCGTTTTTATGTCGTTGGGTTGTTTCATGCGGCTTCTTTTATCCAAGGCTGAATCGTCTGATCGGGCTTGCGAATGCGCGTGCTGATGCAGCCTATGGGATTCTCAAGAGCAATGCGGGGGATGGGCGCATCCAGCAGCAACTGGCCAAATTTCAGCGCGTCTTCCGTCTTTTCGGCGCGTCCAGGCACCCGCTTGTTCCAATGCAGGCCAGAGCTTGAAAGGTAGGTGCATGGCGGGTGGCTAACCATGATGTCCCACCCCCCCCAATGACTTCGCGCACGTCACCCTGGAAGTGCGGCCCGGGCGACTCCGTTGGCAACAGGTCGCAACTCATGGCCTCATGCCCCTGAGCAATGAAGGCATCCCGGACGCGGCCCGAGTATTCGCAGGCGACAAGCACTCTCACGCCACCCCCCGCAGCGCCTTGGCCTTCGCCGCATACTCGGCCTTGATTGCCCTCAAATCTTCAATCGACCACTTCCGGGGTGTCTGGTCGCTCTCCAAGGCTTCAACTGCTTCCAAGCCAATCCGCTCAATCAGCCCCAGCCGATACCCGGCCATGTTGCCGCTGGCGTACCGGTTGCAGTATTTGAGCTGTGCATGAACGTTGCGCTCGTCAAATCTCAGGTGGGGGGCGCTTCCCCGGCTGCGGAAGTGCCCAGCATCCCATATCCCGCCCGTGGTCTGACTTGAGTCACGGGTGCGGCCACAGCAAATGCAGGGCTTTCCTGCGTCACGGGCGCGAATGAAGGCATTCAAAGCGGCTTGCGCCTCTGCAATCCACTGCCCCCGCGCCTTCATCTTCTCCAGCTTGGCTTTGGTTTCGCGCTTGTCTTGCGCTTGGGCGGTCTTCGCAGCTTTCAGTCGAGTTGCGCGGCCCAGTTCGAGAGCGCACGTGGGGCTGCAAACCCGAGCCAATGGGCGGGCTGGTGTAAACCTGTTTTTGCACACTTTGCAGGTCTTGGGTTTGATGGTTATTTGCACACTTCTTCCCTCAATTTCATGGCCTCGGCAACGCCACGCATTAAGCCCAACCATGGCATTGCCGCTTGGTAGTTTTTCAACGCCTCGCGGGCATAATCTTCATCAAAAGTTTTCATCATCAGAATGTGATTTATGAGTTTGGCCCTGAATTCCATGAACATCCAAATACCCCTGAATCCCTGTTATCGCCTTTGGTGGACGGACCTCGCCTTATCCTTGAGGTCCTTCACGTATCGCCTTCGGAGCCACACGACCCGCCAGCCTTTTCAGCGCTACAGGTGCTGGCTTCGCCGCCTGTTTCCCCTGCTTCCGCGTCTTCCTCACAGTGGGGATTCGTGCTTCTGGCCCCTGCTGTTAAAAAGTTCCGACAGGCCAGCACATCGAGGACGTCAACATCGCATCATCAACACCCTCAATTCCTGTGACGCTTTGAAAACTCCCACTTCGCGCGCGTGGTCGTTGAAATCGTATCCAAGCTTTCCAGCACTCCAAAAAGGCAAACCGGTTTCCGTGGCAATCTTGACGCCCATCCCGCCGTCGAGCGGCGCTACAGGGCTCGGGTGATCGAAGTCTGCCACCACAAAGCCCTGTTTCGCCACGCGCAACAGATTGGCTGCGCTGAAACAAATTACCAGCCGGTAGCGGGTTTTTAGGGCCTGTAATGCCGCCCTGACGGAAAGCCCGGTTGCGTATCCTTCACAGTACCATGACGGGCCCTTGTTGTCGATGACATAGGTTGCACCACTGGTGCGCTGGCCAAACAGAAACCGTTTTTCGAATCCAGGTTGGTCGCTGATCGTCTGCGCCCCCACAAGTTGCCCGTCAATCCGCATGGGCACCACCATTTTTCGGTCTCCTGCTTTTTCGTCGATCCAAACATTGACGCACTCTTTTGGGAAGCCTTTTGATTCCAGATAGGCGTGGGGCTCCTGCTCACACTGATGCATGATCCAAGCTGCGCGCTTGGCTGCGGCCTCCTGACCCCTGCGGATTTCATTTGCCGCCTCCTGCGCCCGTCTGGCTATGCCTGCGTGGTCAATTTTGGCCAACTCTGTTTCTGTTGGAGTCCAAAGTATCGGCTCAATGTGTTGTGCATGGTCTTGAATGTGGCCGTGGGTTCCGCAGTACCGGTATGCCCCGTTCTTTTTCTTTGGGTGCGTTTCGGTCGGCACGCGGTGCCACTTCCCATCATCCTGCAATCGGCTGATGTTGATACCGTGGGCTTGGGCAAAGTCCTGAAAGTGCATCATGCAGCCTTGCTCTTTGCCCATGCAATGCGCCTTGAGGTTTCCCACTTGGCAACCTCGATTGAAACCGGGGTGGCAACGTCATTCATTCCGCGCGGCCACACGCCAAATTTCTCTTTGTACTTGTGCGATAACCAGCCGTCAGAATACCCGCGTGCCTGCTGCAAAGTTTTCAGCTCGCTGTACCACCGCTGCTTGTCTTCCTTTTTCGCCGCGCCCTTGAGTTCTTCCATTTCGCCGGGAACGGCCTCGACAAGGCTCTGCATGGGCCTGTGGAATCCGCAACTCGCGCAATTGTCTGATCTGCCAATCCACAAAGCCCCGCAAGCCGGGCACTTCGCTTGCTTTTTCTCAATGTCTGTTTTTTCCTTTTTGGCCTTCTCTTTGCCGTCCTTGAGTTCGGTTACGCCATCGTGGTAAAGATCATCCCAATCCTCGCGGAACCGCAGGTAATTGCCAGAGTGGTCAAGCCAAACCGCAAACTCTTTTGATGGGTGGGAGCGCATCACGCGGCCCATTTGTTGAACGTGACTCATGAACGATTTGGTGAACGGCCTGGCGCTCACGCCAATGCACACGTCTGCAACGTCAAAGCCCTTGGTCAAGATGTCGCAGGCGATCAGCCCATGGATGGCGGTGTCTGGCTTGGCAAAGTCTGCAACCGCATCGGCTTTGAATTCGTCAGAGTCCTTGTAGCTGATGGCCACAAAGTTGTACCCGGCCTCGGCAAATTTTTGCGCAAGGTCGGCGCCATGGGCCACGTTCGAGCAAAACACAACCGTCTTTTTTGGCCCGCCGTAAATCTCGGTAGTTTTTTTCACCCACTCGGCCACCACGTCACCGGTGATTTTCATGCCGCGCTCGGCAGCATCGCCTTGAGCCCATTCGCCGGCAACTTTCTTTGCCCCGGCCATGTCGATTTCTTTGGCAATGAACACGCGAAGCGGTACGAGTCTTTTGGCCTGCACCAGCTTTTCTGTTGTCGTCGCAGATACCACTTTGGTGTAGGTCTTGCCCATCCCATCCGCAAAGGGAGAGGCTGACAGGCCAATGACCCGAATGTCGGTGTTGTTGCGCACAAACTCAGTGGTCTGTTTGCGTTGCGCATGGCATTCGTCAATGATGGCCAGATTCAACCCCGGAAACGATCCGCGTTTTTCCAAGGTTTGGGCGCTGCACACCTGGATGCGCTCATAGGGCCTGTGTCTCCAGTGCCCCGCTTGCATCACGCCATGGTCGATGCTGTATTTTTGCAATCGTTCGCTGGTCTGGTTGCACAACACGATGCGATCCAACACCATCGCGGCTCGCTTGTAATTCTTTGAAGTCGCGTCCAGCATCGAAATGGCGCACTCTGTCTTGCCTGCCCCGGTGGGGGCGTAGAGCAAAACCGAACGGTGCCCCTCGCGGAAGGCTTCTCTCACTTTGTTTAAAACCTCTTCTTGATCGTCGAACAGTTTCATATTTACCCCAAAATGCCACCATTTAGGCCGGTGGTTTAGCCTTTTTAATCAGCATAGGACAAAAGATGCCCTTTCACTCTATTTCTATTCCCTTGGCAACATGCGGAAACATTGCCGGTGCTTGCGCCCACAAATAACGCGGCATCTTTAACTGACCGTAATATCAACATTTCACCGGTCAATTCATTTATCAATCTAACGCAAACTCTTTGCGCTGCACACCATGAGTCATTTTTTCTTGTAGTTTCAACTCGCTTTCTCTGCGCTTCTGGCGTTAAAGCCAGCGCCCTATTTTTTGCCGTGGAGGCTTTAAATAAGACAGAATCTCGCCGAGATTCTGCGCTTGCCATGATGGCTTTTCTTGTGTGTGCTTTTTTCATCGCGGTAGCAAGATCATTTGTGCCGACACTGTTATACAGCCGCCCGTCGCAATAAAAAGCATCAAGGAATTCTTGCTCTTTTTCAATCGCATCTGCGACTGATTCGCAAGCCACAAATCTTCTGAAATCAAACGATTCTTCACCACTTAAATTCCAAGCACGTTGCAAATAAGTGCAATGATGAATGCCTCGTCTTAATAAGCTCTTGTGATTTCGAAAGCGCTTCTCTGTGTCTTTGCTGTAGCCCAGATAGAATTTCTGAGTCATCCGATGAGTAATTGTGTAAACACTGATGTCAGTCATTTGCGCCCCGCAATTTTTTAAGTTGCCTTTGCTGGGATAGGCATTGCCGCTTAACCTCTGCCAATTCCCGCATGTAGCTGTCGCGCGAAGCCTTCACCGCATCAAGCTCGGCGGTCATGGTTTTGACTTGGGCTTGCAGGCTCTCAATCGTGTCTGCTGCAAGAGCTTTTTCTTCTGGCGTTCCATCCATTGCCGCCACAGCAAGGCGGGCATTCAGGCGGTCGTTTTCTTCGCTCAGAATGGCTACGGCGTCCTGGTCATCTTCTGGCTTTGGCGCTTGCTTCTTTTCAAAGTGGCCGCGCACTATTTTCCCGGCTTCTTCTGCGGTCAACGCTCCGTCACGCACGGGCTCAATCAGCCCTGCATTTTTTGCCGTTTTCACGTCTGTGATGGTGCGAACTTTGACCCCGGCTTCCTTTGCCATTTGGCCGTTCGTTTTTGGTAAGGTGGCAGCCACTGCCACCTTCTTTTGACGATGCGCTGGGTGCCATTCCGAGCAAGCCACTACAGCAGCAGCGCGTTGCGATGCCGTCAGGTGCCTGCGGTGGAGGTTTTGGCTTTTGACAAAAGCAACAGGGTCTTCGTCACTCTTGAAATTGAATTTTGTCGGAGGGGTCGCGGTGCGCAAACACGCTTGGTATCTGTGCCACCCATCAAGAACCATGCCGTCAAAAATGATGATTGGTTCTCGCTGGCCATTGACCTCGATATCATCGACAAGGGCCTGAAAATCGTCCTCGCTCATCGCCGGAAAAGCGGCCGATAGCGGGTGTTGTTCAAGAGTCATTTTGATCCAGTGCACCAGAAAAAGAACTAACGGCAGGCGCTGGTTTCGCTTTTCGCCAAGGGGATCAATCCAAGGCTAGCCGGGTTCGTGGGCTGATTCTACACAAAATCCACCGGCGCGCAAGTGGGTCACGCCGCCTCCAGTTCAAGGGAGGGCTGATGCCCCTGTCTCAAGGCGCTGTCAATGCGCGCGCGGGCAATCTCAACGTATTCGGCTTCGCGCTCGATGCCGATGAACCCGAACCCCTCCAACACGGCGCCCCGCCCCGTTGATCCACTGCCCATGAATGGATCAAGCACAATGCCGCCTGCGGGTGTCACCAGCCTGCAGAGCCAGCGCATCAGGTCGGTTAGCTTGACAGTGGTGTGATGGTTGGGTGAGCTTCGGTCGGTACCATCTGCCTGAAAGCTGCCGGGGTTCTTGGTGCCGCTTGACCAGTTCAATGGCTTGCGCTGGAAATGTTCAACACCGTCGTTGCGGTCTTTGCGGCTGGTTTTGGCGCAATAGAAGAATCGCGCTGCGCTGCCAGTGTCGTTGCGCGCCAGCGATGTAACCCGGCCCGCAAACGCACCATAGATGCCATTCGTCACGCCGCTGGGCTCGGTGCCGCGCACATCCCCCTGTTGCCCATTTGAATCGGGAAACCCGGCCAAAACCTCATCACTGCCATCGTGGATCAGGTTGGCGGGCCAGCGGCCCAGGTCATGTGGCTGCGCCGGGGCGCTCCCGTCGCGTGTTTCGTGTTCGTGACGGCGCGGTAGCCCACCTTTTCCAGTGTTTGGCGCCATGGGCTCCGCTTCGATCCGGCACCCATCGATGTTCAAAGCGCCGGTACCATGCTCCCGCCAGTTGGCCTCAGCCGTGCCAATCAAGGGCTTGCGCGCCATGGTGATCGGCTCCATGGCCGGTTTGAGAGCGGTACCGCCCCACTCGCCATTCTTGGACTTGGGAAAACCCGAGCCGTACACCCAGGCCAGCATGTCGCGGATCTGGAAGCCGCCATCCTCAATGCCTGCAGCGATGCGGTGTTGGGTTCGGGTACCGCCAAACGACAGCAGGTAGCCGCCGGGTTTGAGCACGCGCAGGCATTCGGCCCACGCGGCAACGGTCGGCACGTCATAGTCCCATTTCTTGCCCATGAAGCTCAGGCCGTAGGGCGGGTCCGTCACGATGCTGTCAACGCTGTTTTCGGGCATGGCGCGCATCACTTCCAGGCAGTCGCCGTGATGGATTTCAGGCGTCACGCAGCCACCTCCGTCCTTTTGAACAGCGCCAGCGACCCACTCTCAAAAAAGTAGCAGTTCTCCGGGTTCTCAATCCGCGCCTGAATCTCACTCTCAAGCCGGGCCTTGTGCGCCGGGCTGCGCGATCTGATGGCCTCGTACATCGCTTCCTGCCAGCGTATGGCAGCGGGCCGGTCGCCCTCGGCAATGGCTTTTTGAATCTGCTTTCCACATTCGGTTATGTGCAGGTCGAGCTGGTGCTCGACCCGGTCGTCTATGGGCTGGCCGTTGTGGAGTTGGGTGAGTTCGATCATGGATTACCGTCCGCCCGAATACCGGTGTTTGGCCGCACTTGCACTGCGCGGTCGTCCCACAGCTCGACCATGCCAAAGTCCTTGACGTTGGTGACTTCCATGTCGCCAAAACCATGCTTACGGCACCATTGCTGCACAAATGGTATCTGCTCTGGCACGGATGCTCGGGCGGTGAAAATCTTGACCTTCCAACCGTCAAGTTGCCATTGCAAAACACGCTCTCGCATCAACGGCACGGGGTCGCCAATGCTTTCAGGCCCAAGCCACCCACCGTATTGGGCAAGCGTGCCGTCTAAATCAACGCCGATCCAGCCACTCATCCCCGCCCCCTGATGCTCAAGTTCCGGTCACTGACCGCTTGGCTGTTGTAACCCAGGCTCGATTCAGGATTCACCCGCATCGCTTTTTTTTTCTGATCCGGCGTCTGTCCGGCCCGGTAACGATCCCGGCTCATGCGCCGATTGCGTTGCTTTGCGGTTTCCTGGACTGGCTCGGGCGAGTCAACGCGCCATTCGAAAGGGTTGCGGGTAGGCAGGCCGATAGCGGCCATATGGGCATCGTGGTCGAGTCTCATTTTGCCGCCAGCTTCTTGTGCTCACGGTCAATGATGCGCTCCAGCCAGGCGCGGCCCTTGTTGATTTGCATCAGTTCTCGCAGCTTCTGCCAATGGCCGACACCCAGCCGCACGCCGCTTACTTTGGTTTCTGGTTTATGCTTCATGGGCGCAATCGTATCACGATAAATTATTTTTGCAAATATTTATTTGTGACACAAAAACCGCTTGCATTGTGTTTTTGTCTGTGCTACAGTTATTCCAAGCCATCAAAAGCGAAACGACCCAGCCGAGCGATACGCGGCGAACCGACAGGATGCAGCAATGGGTCTAGGTGAAGTTCACCGATGCGGGTTGAGGGCAGAGAGTAATGTGTAGCAACAACAGGAGTAAATAATGGTCAAAAAGAAAGCGGCGGCATCAGCACCCGCAACCACGGCGCTGGTGTTGCGCTGCTGCCGCAAAGACATGACAAGCAAAAACGGCTTTACCTGGCCTGGTGTTGGCGGTATCGCCACGGCACCCGACTGGAAAGACAACAAAGACTGCGGCAACGGCCTGCACGGCTGGCTGCATTACCTTGGAGACGCCGCATGAACACCGACCCCGTTATCCACGCCGACGCGGTTGATGCCTACCACGCAGTCGTAGAACAGCTAGAAACAGCCTATGTCACCAAGATCATTGCATCGTGCCAACAACTTGACGCCAACGCCATTGCAGGTTTTGCGCCAATGACCACCGATTGGGAGCGGCAGGGCAGCAAGTCCTTTGCGCATGGCCAGCCAACACACAAGCGCGCGCAGACGCTCAGCGAGGTGCTGGCTGGCTCCTTGGTCGAACGCGGCCCCGGCCCAAGCATGACGAACGTGATGCAGCTCTTCATCAAGCTGGCCTACAGCGCAGAGCCGCAGGCCGTGATGGCGCAACAGGCGCGGGACTTGCTGGGTGAAATGGCGCAGCAGGCGGCATCGAATGACGTGACAGTGGAGGACTGATGCCATGACCATCGCCGATAAATTCATACTTCTGGGGCTCGTGATTGGCTTCGCTGTCGGCATCGGCGGCTGGCTTATTGCCAAGGCCGTAATCGGCAAACTCAACGATGCCGAGACTCCGCCAATGGAGCGCCGCAAGACGCCCGAGCAGTTCCGCGCTTCGGGGCTGTCCGGGCTGTATTCCGGGCCTGAAAAAAGGCGCGACGTGCGGGATGTTTGGGGGGGTCAGGTATGAAATACGAATTTGTTCCGGGCGATGCAATCACTATCGCACCGGGTCGCACAGTCAAACGGATTCGCGGAACCATCGACGAGTTTCTCGCCAAGTCTGAAACTGAGCATGACGACCAGACGCACCTGGAATACCGGATGCTGATTGAAGTCGCATACATGCGAATCACAAGGGCAAGGAGTGCCAAATGAGCCCCACAGCCGCCCGCCTGAAAGTCACCAGCACGGGCATAAAAATCGGCATCGCCTACATGCCCCAGCAAAGGCCAGTCCACGGTGAATCCGCCGTGCAGATCCAATCTGCCCTACTGGAGCCGCGCACTGCGAAGCCGCTGCCCTTGCTCTTGCGGATTTTTGGGAGAGTTTGGAAATGGCTATGAAAGAGCGCCCAATTTTGTTCAACGGCGTAATGGTGCGGGCAATCCTTGATGGCAACAAGACGCAGACGCGACGGGTTGTGAAGCCACAGCCTCATTTTTTCGGGTCTATGACGAACCCGAACCAGCCATTTAAAACTTTGGATTTTGGTTTGCACTGCCCAATTCTCTGCCCATACGGCCAGCCCGGCGACCGGCTTTGGGTGCGGGAGACGTGGCTTGAAGCCGATGCCCCGCGCCAACCGGATGGCCATGGTAAGGCGATTTACGCTGCGGACTATGCCGATGCCGAACGGCCCAAAACCCGCTGGACGCCCAGCATCCACATGCCCCGCTGGGCCAGCCGCATCACCCTCGAAGTCACCGGCGTGCGCGTGGAGCGGTTGCAGGACATCAGTGAGGCGGATGCGAAGGCCGAGGGCAGCTATCTGGGCCGCTGCGCCTGCATGTCACGTCACGCTGACAAGACCCCGATGGACATGATGTTCAACCAAACCGGATGCCACATTCACGGCACCGAATTTAAAGCCCTTTGGAAAGACATCAACGGCGCCGATTCTTGGAATGCGAACCCCTGGGTCTGGGTCATTGAATTCCGGAGGCTCCCATGAACTGGCCCGCCATCCAAGTCCGCGCCATCTGGTTCGGCGTGGGCCTTGCAACCGCTTTTTCAACCATGGCCGCTTTGTTCGGCCAGAAAGGATTCCTGTGAGTAATCTCATCACCACGCAGATCGACCAACTGGCCGTCACTTTCGACTTACCAAAAAGTGCCGAGCTTTACGAAGTCCTAAAGGCCACGGCATTCAAAGGCGAAGTGTCAGACGCGCAACTCAGCGCCCTGCTGATCGTTGCTAACCAGTACAAGCTCAACCCTTGGACGAAGGAGATTTACGCCTTCCCCGACAAGAAAAACGGCATCATCCCTGTGGTCAGTGTGGACGGCTGGGCGCGCATCATCAACTCGAATTTGCAGTATGACGGCATGGAATTCAACGTGTCAGACGAAATGATTGCCCTGGACGGCACGATCAACAAAGCCCCGGCTTGGACTGAATGCGTCATCTACCGCAAAGACCGGGCGCACCCGACCAAAATCCGAGAATACATCGACGAGGTGTACAAACCGCCTTTCAAGAGCAAGGACGGCTATCTGATCACCGGGCCGTGGCAGACCCACCCAAAACGGTTCTCTCGCCACAAAGCCATGATCCAGTGTGCCCGTATGGCGTTCGGGTTTGGTGGCATCTATGACGAGGATGAGGCAACACGAATCGCTGATGCCAAGCAGCCGCCCAAGGACATGGGCATGGTCGAAGAACTGCCACCGAAGGCCCCTCCAGCATACTCCACCGACAAATTCAACACCAACCTGCCAGCCTGGCTCAAGTCCATTGCCGAAGGCAAGGCCACGCCCGACAAGATCATCGCCAAGCTGCGCACCATCGGCACGCTCACGCAGGAGCAGATCGACGCGATCAGCAAGCCAGCAAAGCCGGTGGTGACCTTTGCCCAAGTGGCCGAAGCCATGGTCAAAGCGGCAAATGCCGATGCGCTGGACGCCGCTGCAGATCTCATTGGCGAAGTGGCCGATGTCTGGCAGCGTGAGGAGTTGTCGGCCCAATACGAAGCCCGCAAGGCTGAATTTGAAGGAGCGCCAGCATGATTGTTCATTCATTGGTGCAAGGGTCTGATCTCTGGCATGCCCACCGCGCCACCCACTTCAACGCCAGCGATGCTGCGGCCATGATGGGCTGCAGCTCCTACGAGACGCGCAATCAACTGCTGCACCGGATCAAGACCGGCATCACGCCCGAAGTTGATGCGGGCACCCAGCGTCTGTTTGATCGCGGGCACGCCTTGGAGGCATTTGCCCGTCCGTTGGCGGTTGAAATCGTCGGGGAAGACCTGTACCCAATCACGGGTACGAATGGCCGCTACAGCGCTAGCTTCGATGGCTTAGTGATGGATGAAAGCACTGGCTGGGAATGCAAGAGCCTGAATGAAGAACTGCGCAAGGTTATGCCGGAAGGCGAGACGCCAGCCAACAACGTGACGTTGCCGATGATGTACCGCGTACAAATGGAGCACCAATGCCTCGTTTCCGGAGCTGAAAAAGAGCTGTTCACCGCCACCGATGGCACTGACACCCGCCACTGCTGGTATCGACAAGACCCTGAGTTGCAGGTGCAAATTATTGCTGGGTGGGAGCAATTCGCCATCGACCTCGCCGCCTACGTCCCGGTCGAAGCTGCACCCGTGGCCGCGCCAAAGTTTGTTGGCAGCCTGCCAGTCGTGTTTGACATGCGCGTCGAGGGCCGCATGGTGGCCTGCAACCTGGAGCAGTACAAACCTGTCGCCCTGGCCTACATCGCAGCCATCAACACAAAACTGGAAACGGATCAGCACTTCGCCGATGCCAACGCCGATGCCAAGTTTTGCCGGGATTCAGCCGATAAGCTGGAACTCGCCATCGAGCAGGCCCTGGGCCAGATGGGCGACATCAATACCGCAATCAACACGGTGCGCGAAATTGCCGCTGCGTTTGATGCCAAGGGGCTGGCGCTGGAGAAGGCGGTCAAGACCGAGAAGGACAGCCGCAAGGTCGCCATCATCACCGCCGGGCGCACGGCTCTGGGAAAGCACGAAGCCACCCTGCAAGAGCGCACACAGCATCACCTGCCGCCTACCCTGCAGAACTTTGAAACCGTCTGCAAAGGGCTCAAAAGCATCGCCAGCATTCAAAACGCGGTCGATACCGAGCTGGCTCGCTGCAAGATCGAAGCGAATGCCGAAGCCGACAAGATCCAGGCCAACCTGAAAACCCTTGCCGACCTGGGCCACCCCGAGCTGTTTGCCGACATTGGCCGGCTGGTGCTCAAGGCGCCGGATGATCTTTTGGCGGTTGCCAAGTCACGGGTTGCCGACCATCAGGCCAAGGAAGCGGCCCGCATTGAAGCGGACCGGGAGCGCATCCGGCAGGAAGAAATTGACCGGCTGGCGCGAGAGCAGGCTGAAGCTGCCGCCGTAAAAGCCGCTGCTGATGCTACGGCAAAGGCGCAGACCGTGCCGACGCCACAGGCCGTGCCATTCAGCGCTGTGGTGGCCGTGATGCCAACAGCCGTGCGCGCAGCCATGGAGCCAGTCGAGGAACCAGCGTTCGTCTACAGCGTCACTCCCGTGCCTGCCGCCGAGCAGATCATCGTTGCCCCAAAAGCAAGCGCTGTGCGGCAGGAACTGAATGGCCGCCTGGACTTGCTTGACGATGGCGACTTGAAACGGGTTTTGAGCTTTGTGATGTCGCGGTTTTATGCGGGACAGACAGCATGAGCGACACCATCGACGGCCACAAAGCCATTGCCGATCACCGCAAGGCCCTGCGTGTGAAGTATGGTGTCAACTGCCCTTGGTGCGCCGCAAAGCGGCCCAAGGCTCACCCGTCCATCCTGATGCCGCAACAGCGCTGCCGGGTGGACGGCTACCGTGATCCACGGCCTGAGTTGACGGATCAGCAGTGGAGTGAGGTATGACCCTACCCTACGAAAACGCCACCAGCGGCGAACGCGCCCTCGGTGAAATCCAAAAGCTACTGCGCGGGTTTGGCTGCAATAAGTTCGGCTCAATGGTCGATGACGGTGATGGCACAGTGCTGGTCCAATTCGTGTACCGGGAGCGCAATGTCAGCGTCAAGGCCAGCATTAAGGGCTACGCTGCTGCCTGGCTCAAGGAACACCCCTACAGCCACCGCACACGCGGCACCTTGGAGCAACACCAACGCAAGGCCATGGACATCGCCAGCGTGGCCGTCTACAGCATCTTGCGCGACTGGATCAAAGGCCAGATCACGGCAATCGAAACCGGCATTCTGACCTTTGAGGGCGCGTTTCTGGGTCAAATTCTGCTGGGCAACGGCAAGACCATCCTGGAACACGCCACTGAATCGAAAATACTACCAGCATTGGAGTTTACAAAATGACCGAAGAAAAAACCATTCAAGATCAGATGATTGAATCGGCAAAAGCAATCGCTTTGCACAACGTCCCAACACCTGCGCAGGTTTGGCTTTCAATCTTTTGCGCGGCAATAAATAGAGAGCACGGGAATGATTTGTATGCCACTGCTGTGGCAGACTCAGGCGTGCTCAAATATACAGCGAGGTTCTTGAAATGACCGCACTAAAAAACGCCGCCGAAATCAAGCACATGGCAGATCATGGGTTTGAGAGCGTGGAGTACGAAGGCGGCGACGGCACTAATTTTTGGCGTCCTGCTTACAGCCTTGTACATCCGCTGTCGCACATCCATCTTACATGGCGCATCAAGCCCGCCACACTGCGGATCAATGTGGAGATTCCGAGGCCAGTTTTCGACCGCCAAACGGGCTACGGGATTGAACTTGTGTGCGGCGGAACTACGGGCAAGCGTTTTTACTTTGCGACCGAATCAGACCGCGACGAAGCCGAGCGCATCCTGGTTGCTGCGCTGAGGGGGGAGTGATGGAAACCACTGACCTTATCGAACGCTGCCTCAACTGGCTACAACACGTCCAGTTCATGGACTACAAATTCCAAGTGCGCGAATCTCATGGTGGCGTGTTCATGCAAGCCAGTTACATGGAGCCCGACACGTACACACGCGACATGGAAACGCAGCTTACCCGCAAGTGGCTGCTGTCGCCCGGCATGACCGAGAGCGAGGTTGTGCAGACGGCCTTCAAATGTTGTCTGACCAGCATGGAGCATCGCACCCGCGAAAGTTTCCTGTACCAAGGTGCCCGCATATTTGGGCCGCACTTCGACGTGACTGATCTTGTCGCCCTTTGCAAAGATCGTGAAGATGCAGGAGGCCGCAAATGAAGGAAGCCCTGATCGTTGTGGACATGCAATACGACTTCCTGCCGGGCGGAGCTTTGGCGATAGCTGGTGGAGACGAAATCCTGTCAGACATTGCCGACCTGATGCCTTGCTTTGACACGGTAATTTGCACGCAAGACTGGCACACGAGCGGGCATCTTTCTTTTGCTTCGACGCATGATCAGCCGCCGTTCAGCTCGAAATTGTTGCACGGCCAAGAGCACATCCTGTGGCCTGACCACTGCATTCAAGACAGTCTTGGCGCGGCGTTGCACCCGGAAATGCGCCAGCCTTGGGTGTCGTTGATTTTGCGTAAAGGTGCCAACACGTTGATTGATTCGTACAGCGCCTTCCATGAAAACTTTGGGCCTGATGGCCTGCGTAAATCGACCGGGCTACAGGGCTTCTTGAGTGGTCGCGGCATCACGCACGTTCATGTTTGCGGGCTGGCCCGTGACTACTGCGTGAAATGGACGGCACTTGATGCAGCGCCCGACTTCGACACAACGGTTCATTGGGACTTGACACGGGCCGTTGACCCGAAATCCGATGCAGCTACACGCGCAGAACTGCTTGACGCAGAAGTGAGGATCGTATGACCGGCCCCGAATTCGAGCCGTTGTTTTTCGAGGCAATGGACAAGTGGTTTAAATCGGGCAAGGTTGGGCCTGATCCGAGGGGGGAGTGGGACAGCATAGACCGCGAACACCCTGAATGGCTGCATCCAGAAAATCCCTACATGCCATCATTTAAGGCCCAGCAATACCGCTGGCGCCCCGCCAAGAAGCGCACCGTCATCATCGGCGGTAAAGAGCTTGGCTGGCGAGAAACCTGCTACGGCCCGACGAATCAGACTGTTCGTTTGATCGAGTCTGGTAGCTCCGGCATTCATCAAGGCATTAGATGGAATGAATGGCCTGAGAAAACTTGGTGGATTGACGGAGATAGCCCGTCGAATCCGTGCCTGTTCAAGCCCCTGAATCCGAAATGATCACACCACAAGAGCTACGCAATCTGGCAGAGCAGATCAAACGGAAGTTTGGAGATGCCGGGCGCGTGCCGGTAGAGCCGGATGCCTTGACTGCCTTGCTTGACCAAATCGAGCAGCTACAGGCAGAGCGGGATGTGCTGGCTGCTGAGAATGAGTCAATCCGCGAGTTGATGAATTGCTACAACCTAGGCGGTTGGACTGATTCGTTGGCGTTGATAAAAGAACGCGACGCTCTCCGCACTGAAAAGAAAGCACGGGAGGATCAGAAGCCGCATCTTTGGATTGACGAGTACGCCGTACTTTACAAGTCCCGCCCCCGTGACGCTAACGCGGATCACAATCTACACGCCCTCTACCTATCCGCAGGAGCAAAAGAATGACGGCAATCGCAAAAACTTTGCTCACCGCCGCAGCACGCAGCGGTAACCCTGGAGCGCTTGAATTGGCCGCGCAGCTTTCAGATGCTTGGCCTTGTAAAGTTTGCGACTTTGTTAATTACAAATGCCAGTGCGGCAAAGGAACTTCAATGTCTGAATACAAATTGCCTGAGCCAGACGGCTACGCCGCAATAGTTGACGGTCGAACAATCTTCACCGCCACCCAAATTCAAACCGCCTACCAAGCTGGCCTTGCTGCGCGGGTGCCGGAATATGACAAGAACGAATTAAATGCCGCAGTGACAGAGCTTTACGACGCAAAGATGCGGGAGGGTAAGCATGGGCACTACGAAACATTGTTTCATTGCGTGCATGCTGCAATACGGCGAGTTTATGCAGCACCGGAGGCACCATGACCACCCAAACATCGCTTGAAAGACTATCCGCTCTTGAACGTGGTCAAACAATAACAAATGTGTGCGCTGGAGAGAAAAACCCGCATCGCCTGAGCTATTTTGTGGCTTTGGTTGAGGATCGCTATAAAAATAAGTATGGCATCGTACACACTTCCCACTTGGTCAAATGCACAGACGGCCACAGGAAGTTTTGGAAAACTGGGATTGATTTTATTTATCCAGGCCATATTGACTATCAAGAAAGTTGCAAAATTTTTGAAGCGACGAGAGGCGAGCCATGACCCCAAAGACTAAACAGGCGCTGGAATTGGCGCAAAACGTTTTGACGTTTGTAATTAGTACGCCAGCAACAGTGGCGCTTAATGCAGTAAACGCAGCACTGGCAGAGTCTGAGCCGGTTAGGCTGACGGATGCGGATATTTACGAAATGTACTCAGAGCCATGCAGCGATGCTGAAATGGTTGCATTTGCACGGGAAGTTGAAGCCGCTGTACTGGAGAAAAACAAATGAAAATGCGCCTTCGCCGTAAACAGTTCTGACTCTTCTCGTGGCAAGAGCTTAAGTTTGAGGAGTGGGAATACCGCTCTGGGCGAGGTTTCAACATCTTTATGCGGGCAATCCCGAGAAAGTTTAAGCTATGACCGACCAAATCAAGCCCAAGCGCCGCGTGGTTTGCGCGGCAATCCGCGCCGCTGATGGTGAGTTGTTAATCGGCATCCGACATTACAGCGCAGATATGCACAACCAAATGAGCAAGCGTAGTGATGGCTACAAGTTTCACTACCGAAGCGGCCGCAATCAAGGCTTCGTTGACCAATTCGGCGTTTACATGGACAGGCGCGAGGCCTTCGACGTAGCGATGAAAGCGGGGCAAATTATCAACATGAATGCCTGCACTCACGAACTTTACAGCGAGGGGGTTTACTGATGCCCGACGAGCCAATCAAGCTGGCGATTGAAGCGTTGGACGGGTTATTCACATCGTCAACAGTTTATGGCGGAGTCGCAGTTTGGCGTTTGGGCGGCTCTTACTTGCCAACACAAGCCCTCGCCGCCCTGCGCAGCATCAAGCCGGATTGCCGGACGTGCGAACACTTTGACACTCGTGACAACTATTGCGTTCGTACCATCACCAGGAAACGAACAGACTGCACCAACGGTGACAAGTACCAAGCGCGGCCTATTGTTCAACTCTATCTGAAAGAATGAAATGAAAACCACAGTCATCCTGACAATCACCCACAAAAAGCACGTCCCAGACCTGTTGGATAAGATCGCTGGCTTGGTGTACACGCTAGTGGGTGGTGATGGCAACGTGACGGCGCGGCTACCAACACAAAACGAGATTGCGGAAATGGCTTTACAGGAACTGGCGACCGAAGCGCAGGCAATTGGAGCATACAATTGAAGTACGCCCGCAAGGTTGATGCGAATCAATCCGACATCATTGATGCACTGCGACG